AAGCTAATAGTGAATTGATACAGTTAAACAAGCAGTTAAAGGAATCCCTTAGGCAAGTTAACCTAACACCTACTGTGTCTACTCAAGCCTATGACATAGCATGGAAGAACAATGAGGTACTCAAGGAACAAGTTAAGCATTGGAAGAAACTTGCTGAAGATAACTTCATACAATCTGTAGACGATAGCGAAACTTCTGATACATTCAAAAATAAGTATGAGGAGTTACGTAAAACATATGCAGTATTGTTAGAAGATTACAACAGAGATACAGGCAGAGATATATGGAAGAAAAGATATGAGCAGGAGTTAGAAAATGCAGAGTTTTGGAAGAAAGCATATATGGATTATGACCCTAAACCTAAAGGTTGTAACTATACTTTCAGCGAGATACCTAACGATACTGATGGTCAAGAGTTTGTTGACACCATGAAGAAGTACTTCAATAAAAAATCATACAAGATGCGAGTACGAGGTCAGCACATCAAGCCTGAGTTAAAGGGAACAGGTGCTACCTATTGGGGTCAGAACAAAGATGAATCATCACACATGAGAGTTTACATTGATGTCAAGTGAAGATGTGTGGAGAGTTAATCCTAACATGTTAGTTCCTTACTATCTCATGCACTCATACATCTACTATGAGATTAATGATTCAATCATAACTGACTACGAGTATGATGAGATATGTAAGGAGCTGAAGGATAAGTGGGATGATATCAAACACTACCATAAGCACTTAGTAGATGTTACTGCTTTAGGTGCAGGTACAGGTTATCAAGTTAAATATAACCAACGTATTGCAAATGCAGCAATTATGATGTATAACAAACATCATGGGTTACCTAGCCCATTAGATAAATTAAATGAGAAAGGAGATTCAATATGGCAACAATAAATTTAACTGAAGGAACAGAGATACGAGAAGAACCACACGTGGTAAAACTTAATCAAGTACGTATTGATATACAATTACTGTATGGTAATAAGGACTTTGAAGAATATAAACCACTACTACTTAGAGTACTTAAAAATATAGATGAAATATTGGAGGAGATATAAAATGTGGCACAGACTAATAGACTTCTTTCATGAAGACTTTAATAAAAAATATGGTGAGGGTACTAAATATGACCTTGACTATGGTAAACTATTAATAATAGCATTATGTATTTATATAGCATTGGAGGTATAACATGACTAAAAAGAAACCTATAGAAGTTAATAAAATTATAAACTTAAATAAACAAGATACTAAAACACTATTGCAAATATTAGAAAATCTAAGAAGTATAAATGCTCATACAGATGATAAGTGTCCAATAGACTATGACCAAGTATGTCAGTTAGATGCTATGGAACATCAAATTGCTAACATGGTAGGTGCTGAGGTCAAGTGTGAACATGACCATTATAGTAGATGGAGTGGTTCATATGAATATAAAACTTGACATGTCTTTAATAACTTAGTATAAGCAGTTATCAGTTACCCAACGCCACATGTTGTGGCACAATTAGCAAAAAGGAGAATTAATATGCCATTAGATTTCGTAACAAACCCACTATTTACTATAGAAGATACCAATTTAGACTTTGGAGTAGCCTATGAGCCAACTAAAATGGAAGGAAAGAAGTATGTTATCAACGATAGAACAGGAAAATATATAGGAATAGTAGGCGATGGCTTCACATGTGCATCACACCCTACATTTTTTAACTCTATCAAAGAAGTTATACAAGACAATCGTATGCCACATGAGTTGGATAATGCTAACGTTAAAATATCAACGTCTAGGAATGGTGCATGGGCATTAATAGATGTGACTCTGCCTAATGTTAAGCATACTATCTTTACAGATAAGCATCAGACAGAGATAAGTGAAAGAGTTATAGCCTTACATGGTGTTGATGGCTCATGCTCTAATCAAGTATATCAAGGAGCAATAGATATGTTCTGCACCAATGGTCAAATCTCAGGTGACTACGATAAGATACGTAAGAAGAATACAAGTGGCTTTAACATAGATAGGTTCATACAAGAACTTAAAGATGCTAAGACTAACTTTGATATACGTTGTAGTCAGATGCAAAGATGGGCAGAAACTCCTGTTAGAGTTAATGTCAAGCTATTACTTGAGGATATCATAAAATCTGATAGGCAGTCTAAGAAGATGTACTCCCTTGCTCAACAAGAGTTCAGTAAGAGAGGTAAGAATGTCTTTGCATTATACTCTGCTTTCACTAACTACTCGTCATATGCTGATGAAAGAAATGGTTTTAACATTCGTAATACAGGCAATGATACTCAAGCAGAAACTATGTGGAAACGTGAGCAGGAAGTTGCCAAATGGATTTCAGCACCACGATTCAAACAGTTATTAGTAGCTTAGTATGAAAATAAAAACACTCATACAGGATTACTATTTATCCTTTGAATACAATAACTTACGAGAAGAAACTAAAGCACAGTATAAGTACTTTTTAGAGATAATGGCTAGTACTACTGTTAAAAATAAAGAAAGGCTAGGCAGTATTTTACTGTCTAGTCTCACTACTAAGATGGCTAAGATGTCATATAATATATGGTGTGAAAGAGGATTGTCTATGGCTAATCACATCATGTCTGTAACTAGGGTACTACTAAATTACGGAATAAATATGGAGCATTGTATAGTGAATCCATTTAGTAATATAAAGAAACGTGTCGTAGCTAACAGAAAAATAGTGTGGTCAAAGAAAGACGTTATCAGGTTTCTTGATATCGCTTACTCTGATTTTAATACAAGGAGTATTGGTCTCATTGCTCACATGGCATACGAATGGTGTCAAAGAGTTGGAGATATGCGATTGTTAGAATGGTCTAACATAGATTTTGAGGAGAAACGTATGAATATAGAACAGTCTAAACGTAGGGCAGAAGTATTTTTACCTATCTCTGATGAATTATGTGAGATGCTTCTACAGCAACAGGAAGATTATGGCTTTCAGAAGTATGTAGCACCTCGCCCAAGAGCATACAGAGGTGTCTACACACCTTACACACTTACTAAGCTACCCATACTAGCTAGAAAGTTAATGGACTCTGTTGGTCTGTCTAAGGAACTTAGGCTTTCTGACTTACGTAGAACAGGAACAGTTGAGATGGTTGATGCAGGTGTATCTATGGGTAATATTATGTCTGTCACAGGACATGCTAACCCACAATCTGTAAAGCCTTATATGAAGAACACATATACTAGTGCGAATTTAGCATTACAAACTCGCAGGGGGTTGACAGAAAAAAAATCTCATGCTACAAGCATCTCACATGCCGACAAGGAAGGTTTAGTATAACAATATGATTAATATATATGAATATGTAGAACAATTAAGTGTAGAGAATGGAGAAACTAAAAGGATGAATTGTCCTTTGTGTAATTCTTACAAAACTTTCTCTGTCACAAATAATATGGGTTCATTACTTTGGAATTGTTACAAAGCAAGTTGTAACATAAAAGGTAGTAGTCGTGTACATTTAACTGTTGAAGAAATACGTGCTATACAAAAGAAAACAGTTAGTACAGATACTAAGAAATTTGCATTACCTGAATACGTTGTTCCTCACTCTGATAACAAAGCAGTTAAAGAATGGTGTGCTGAATGGCTTATTGATGCGAATGAATTAGATTTATATTATGATGTTAAGGAAAGCAGAGTTGTCTTCCCTATTAAATCTGATGGCAGGATTGTTGATGCTACAGGCAGGTCTATCTACAACAAAATACCTAAGTGGAAACGTTATGGTGACTCAGGCTTGCCATATTCATTTGGCTATGGTAGTATCGCAGTTGTAGTCGAGGATTGCATCAGTGCAGTTTGTGTGGGTAGTGATGTATATGTTGGGGTAGCAGTTTTGGGTACGTCATTATTAGACTCACATAAAAGATTCCTGTCTCAATTCTCGACTACTATCATCGCACTTGACCCTGATGCTTTACCAAAGACACTTTCTTTTGCTAAAGAGTTACGTTCTTATGTAAAGGATGTTAAGATACTAAAACTAAAAGATGATATAAAATATAGATTGGAAGAAGATATAGAAAATTTGAAAACCCTAACCCCAAAGGAGATATAATATGGAACTAGCATTAGTAAGAAGTTTAATGGATAAATCGTTTTACGATGAACATAGAGGAGCTAGGTGTCCTGATAGATTATTTAGTAAGGATACACGAAAGATAAAACAGGCTATAGATAATGCCATGAGTAGATATGAACGTACTGTAACACCTGATGAGATTGAAGCATTGTTTATGGCAAACAATCCATCTATGACTACTGCTCAAAAGCAAGCCTATAGTTCTTTGTTTAGACAGATAAAGAATGAGAAACCATTAGGAGAAGATGTAGCACAAGAAGTTTTGTCTAAACTATTCCAACAGATTGTTGGAGAAGATATTGCTAACATAGGTTTTGATTATGTGAATGGAACACATTCAAGCTTAGAACCTATTAGAAGTATACTAGAATTGTACGGAGATGATTTTACACCTAACCTAAATGTGGAGTGGGATGACATGGATATAGAAACACTATTAGCTAAGAACGACCTAGAAGCACGTTGGACTTTCAATGTACCTACACTTACAAGACAAGTAGAAGGTATCAATGCAGGTCACTTAATTGAGATAGGTGCTAGACCTAATACAGGTAAGACATCTTTCCATGCAAGTATGATTGCAGGACCAAATGGTTTGGCTCATCAGGGTGCTAATTGTATTATCTTATGTAACGAAGAAGGAAGTCATAGAGTTGGTGCTAGATACTTAACTGCATCAACAGGTATGACTATGAGAGAGATAAAAAATAATCCTACTAAGGCTCGTGACTTGTATGCACCTGTCAAAAACAATATTAAGATAAAGGATGCAACAGGTAGAGATATGTCTTGGGTTGAGAGTGTATGTAAATCTTATAAGCCTGATGTAGTTATACTAGACATGGGAGATAAGTTTGCTAGGACAGGTGGCTTTGCTAGGACAGACGAAGCACTCAAAGCTAATGCAATTTATGCTCGTATGATTGCTAAAGAACATCAGTGTGCTATGTTTTATATGTCACAATTATCTGCTGATGCTGAAGGTAAGGTGTTGCTTAATCAAAGTATGATGGAAGGTAGTCGTACAGGAAAAGCAGCTGAAGCTGACCTGATGATTTTAATAGCTAAGAATCCACCACGACAAGATGAGACAGAAGAAGATTTACAAAGACATTTAAATGTGGTAAAGAATAAACTTACAGGATGGCATGGTGTCGTTCATTGTAATTTAAATTATCAAATAGGAAGGTATGAAGCATGAAATTAACACTTGATGTAGAAAACACTGTTACAAATCGTAATGGTAAGATGCATCTTGACCCATTTGAACCTACTAACAAACTCGTTATGATTGGTTGCTTAACAGATACAGGTAAAGAGTATCTATATAGAGACAACTATGATGGAGTGCAGGAGTTATTAGATAGTGCTACTATACTGATAGGACATAATATAGTACATGATTTAATGTGGTTATGGGAATGTGGTTTTAACTATGAAGGCTCTGTATTTGATACTATGTTGGGCGAGTACATATTACAACGTGGTAACAAACAACCTTTATCTCTTGATGCTTGTGCAGAGAGATATGAATTAGAAACACAGAAACAAGATACGTTGAAAGAATACTTTAAGAAAGGTGTAGGGGTAGATGAGATACCACCTGAAGAATTGGCTAGTTACTTATCAGCAGACTTACATGCAACACAACAACTGTCTGACGTTATCTATAAAAAGTTAAACACTACTGAGTATAGTTCTTTGATGGATACAGTTATACTAACTAATAAAGTTGCTATAACGTTAGGTAAAATCTATAGAAGAGGTTTTAAGGTAGATGTATCTAAACTAGATGAGGTTAGAGTTGAGTTTGAGAAAGAGAAACAAGACATAGAAATACGTCTCAACAAACAAGTACGTAATCTAATGGGTGACACCCCTATTAACTTAAATAGTCCTGAACAAATGTCTTGGGTTATATATAGTAAGAAACCTATAGATAAGTCTATGTGGTCAAATAACTTTACTCCTTATATGGATAACTCAGAGTATAAGGAAAAGGTAAATGAGTACTCTAACAATTTATATAAGACACAAGCTGTAAAGTGTTTTGAGTGTAGAGGAGAGGGTTATATTAGAAAGGTAAAGAAAGATGGAAACTTATACTCTAAGCCAAGTAGGTGTGTTCATTGTAATACTTCTGGCTACTTATTTAATAATACGAATACGATAGCAGGGTTAAAGTTCACTGCTCCTACTGCTAAATGGGTAAGTAATAGTGGGTTTACCACAAACAAATCCTATTTAGATATACTAAGAAATGTAGCTAAGAAAAATGATTTGACAGATGCAGTCAATTTTCTGACAGACTTACAGAGGTTGTCAGCTTTAGATACATACCTATCTTCTTTTGTAGAAGGTATTAATACTTACGTTAAACCTGATGGTATGCTCCATGTTCGTTTACTACAACATAGAACATCTACAGGTAGGTTCAGTGGTGCTGACCCTAATATGCAGAATATGCCAAGAGGTGGTACGTTTCCTGTCAAGAAGGTATTCGTGTCACGTTGGGAAGGTGGCAAGATACTTGAAGCTGACTTTGCTCAGTTGGAGTTTCGTGCTGCGGCATATTTATCACAAGATAAGGTAGCAATGGATGAAGTCTCTACTGGATTTGACGTTCACTCATATACGTCTCAAGTTATTAGCGATGCAGGTCAACCGACTTCTCGCCAAGATGCGAAAGCACACACGTTTGCACCACTCTACGGAGCAACAGGGTTTGGAAGAACCAAAGCAGAAGCTGAGTACTACGAACACTTTACAGAAAAGTACAAAGGCATCAAAGCTTGGCACTCCAGATTGGCTAAAGAAGCTTTAGAGACAGGTATGATAACTACACCATCAGGCAGACAGTTTGTCTTCCCTGATGTAGAAAGAAAAAGAAATGGTACAGTTACTTATTTTACACAGATAAAGAATTATCCTGTGCAGTCATTTGCTACAGCAGATATAGTTCCTTTAGTACTAATGCATATAGATAAGCAACTTGACAACATACAGTCTTGTGTGGTAAATACTGTACACGACTCTATCGTAATAGACGTACACCCAAATGAAAGGGTAATGGTATTGAATATTATTCGTAATACAAATGAGACACTTATTAATTTAATTAATTTAACATTTAAAATAGACTTTAATGTGCCTTTATTATTAGAAGCGAAAATAGGAGATAACTGGCTTGACACAAAGGATGTGTCGTGATATAACTATGGTTCTTTAGAAAGGAGAATTACATGAATGAAATAACTACAATTAATGAAGATAACTATGCATCTATGGCTAAAGCTATGGGTCTACCAACACCTTCTGTAAATACACAGAAAAAGGCTAGTCTTTTAAATAGGTTCAGGGTTTGGCATAATCCTACTATGGGAAAGAAAAAGTTAGATGGTAAGGAGTTTAATACGGAAGTTGTTGAAGGTGGGCTATTTAGACTTGAAGTAGTGGGTGACCCTTCTACTTTTTACTTTGCAGAGAAGGTAAAGATAAGACCTTTCATGCAAAGGTTTATGTATAAAAGATTTATTATGGGTGTAGGTGATATACCAAATGCTTATAATAAAACTATTATGGCAGACACTTTAAATATAGATTTAAAAGATGATGCAGGTACATTCAACTGTGGTAAACCAGCAGGGTATGTAGAAGACTTTCAAGCATTACCTGAGAATACTAAGAAGTTAATTAAATCTATTAAGAGGAACAGGGTAATCTTTGGCATTGCTGAATTAATCAATCCTGTTCAAGGCATAGATGGCGAAGAAGTAAAGGACTTACCTAGCTTTCCAATTATATGGGAGATTGATAATAGAGATGCATTTAAATCATTAGGTGATATCTTTACTAAGCTTTCTAAGATGGAGAGATTACCATTACAACATATGATAAACTTAGATGGTACTACAGGCTTTAGTACTAATAATGGTAGTAAGTATTATATTCCCAATGTTAATTTAGATTTAACTAAGAAGTTAGATATAGTTGAAGAAGACCATAAAACATTTGGAGACTTTATGGATTGGGTAAAGGTATATAATGATGGCATTGTTAAGAAGTGGGATGAGAAAGTATCTATAAGGCAGGATGAAGTATCTGAAGAAGATATGAATACTGTTGAAGCTTTTATAGATGTGGAAATGGAAGATGCTAATGCCTAGTATGTCACACCCTGCTGAATTGTCCTTGCATCAGTATATGTCTGATGCTGTTAATGGTAAGTCTACTATGTCAGAAGAAGTTATTGAACAGGTAGGCAACGATGTAAAGGATGCATTGAGAAAACAATTTGGTGGGGGTCAAAATCGTGGTGACTTTCGCCTACGTATGTCCAACTTAGGCAGACCAACTTGCCAACTATGGTTTGATAAAAATAAACCTGAAGTAGCCCTAGATAAACCTAATAGCTTTATGATGAATATGATGTTAGGTGATATAGTAGAAGCTGTGTTTAAAGGTTTATTAAAAGCATCAGGAGTTAAGTATGAAGAACCTGAACATGTATCATTAGAAGTAGATGGTACAAAAATTAATGGTACTTATGACTTAGTGATTAATGATGCAGTTGATGATGTTAAGTCTGCTTCAGCTTGGTCTTATGATAATAAGTTTGAATCTTTTGAGACGTTAAGTCAGGGCGATGCATTTGGTTATATAGCACAACTTGTTGGCTACGCAAAAGCTGCTAAAAAGAAAGTTGGTGGTTGGTGGGTAGTCAACAAAGCTAATGGCAAGTTTAAATATGTGTCAGCTCAAAATGTTGACGAACCTAAAGAGATGAACAAAATCAAAGCAACAGTTCAAAAAGTTAAAGATAATACATTTGAAAGGTGCTTTGAGCCAATAGAGGAGACGTTTAGAGGTAAGCCTACAGGCAATACTATACTAGGTATAAGTTGTGGGTTTTGTGACTATAGAAATGATTGTTGGGAAAACTTAAAAACTCTTCCATCTGTGATGTCTAAAGCACAATTTCCTAAAGTAGTTAACTATGTAGAACTAAATAATGTCTCCTCATAAAATAAGAAGAGAAGCTATAAAGTATGGGTATAGGAGTGGCTTAGAGCATAAGTTATCACAGTATCTTGACTCGCTTAAACATAAGTATCAATATGAAAGCATCAAGATTGAATGGGAAGACTTAGCCTATCGCACCTATACCCCTGACTTTATACTTGAGAATGGTATCATCATAGAAACTAAAGGTAGGTTTCTAGTAGCAGACAGAAGAAAACATTTAGCTATACAAAAGCAACATCCTAAATTAGACATTAGGTTTGTATTTACAAATAGTAAAAGTAAATTAAATAAAGGAGCAAAGTCTACATATGAACAGTGGTGTATAAAACACAAATTTAGATACTACGATAGAATCATACCTGAAGATTGGTTAAAAGAAAAAGGTAAAAACAAACATCCTGAATTTATAAAATTCGTAGGAGCAAAAGTGAGGAGAGAAAAATGACAATACAAATGGATAATAAAGGTAATCATTTCTTCATAGAAATAGTTCCTAACATTGATGATACAGGCAAATGGTTAGGAGAGTTTCAATTAGTAATAAATGCTAGAAAAACTAATATTGATGACGATAGCTTCTATCAACTAGAACAGTTATGCCAAATGGGATGTGCTGCCCTTTCACTAATGGAAGAGGACAAGGATATTCAAAATAAAGTGTATGATTATATGGAAAGTCCTGAAACTATAACTAATAAAAGTGTTCCTAAAAATACAGCCTTAATACATGAGGTATCAGATAACGTTATATCTGTAAAATTTGATAAGGGTATTAAGAGTTGACACTAGCTAAAGGGGAGTATATAAAAGATATGAGACACATGGAATACATGAAACACCTAGCAGAAAAGGAGACAGCAATGAAATACAACAAAGATGATGACATGGTTAATCATCCTGAACATTATAACAAAGCAGGTATTGAAACTATTGATGCCTTAGAAGCTATGTTAGGTGATGGATTTGAAGCCTATCTACAAGGTAATATTATGAAATACTTATGGCGATACAAGTATAAGAATGGCTTAGAAGATTTAAAGAAAGCTGAGTGGTACTTACATAAATTAATAGAGGTCAAAGATGTCAAAAGTTAAAATTATGATGAGTATTTCTGTAGACCCTGACGAATATTCAGTACCCTCTGATGGCAGAATAGGCGAAGAAATAGAAGACTATATTACTGATGTAATACACGAGTTAGACGGAGTTAAAATTACAAGCATAAGAAGTATAACTGAGGAGACATAAAATGATAAATAACTTTCTACCAACAGACTATCAGAACTTCATAGCACTCTCTCGCTATGCTAGATGGAAAGAAGATGAACAAAGAAGAGAGAATTGGGGTGAAACTGTAGACAGATACTTTGACTATATGACTACTCATCTTAAAAAGAACCATCAATATACTATGACCAAAGCATTAACTAACATGCTTAAAGAGCAGATACTTTCTCTTGGTGTAATGCCTAGCATGAGAGCCTTGATGACATCAGGACCTGCTTTAGACAGATGTCATGTAGGTGGTTATAATTGTAGTTATATACCTGTAGATAGCCCACGAGCCTTTGACGAATGTATGTATGTATTAATGTGTGGTACAGGTGTTGGTTTCTCTGTTGAACGTGAGGTTGTAGACAAGTTACCTATAGTAAATGAGCATTTTGAAGACAGCACTACTATCATCAAAGTTGGAGATAGCAGACCGGGTTGGGCAAGAGGATTGAGAGAACTAATAGCTATGCTATATGCAGGGCAAGTTCCTACATGGGATATGTCAGAGGTCAGACCAGCAGGTGCTAGGCTCAAGACCTTTGGTGGTAGAGCATCAGGACCACAGCCATTAGTAGAGTTGTTTCAATTTTGTATTGACATATTTAAGAGTGCCAAAGGTAGAAGACTATTTCCTATTGAGTGTCATGATATCATGTGTAAGATTGGTGAAGTAGTTGTAGTAGGTGGTGTTAGACGTTCTGCTCTCATCTCACTATCTAACTTAGGTGATGACCAAATGAGACATGCCAAGTCAGGTCAATGGTGGGAGAATGAAGGACAGAGAGCATTAGCTAATAACTCTGTAGCATTTAAAGGTAAGCCTGAGATGGGTACATTCATGAGAGAGTGGACTGCATTATACGAATCTAAGTCAGGGGAACGTGGTATCTTCAATAGACAGGCTGCCAAAGTGAAAGCATTAGAGAATGGCAGAAGAGATGCTGACCATTACTTTGGATGTAATCCTTGTAGTGAAATAATACTAAGACCATATCAGTTCTGTAATCTTACTGAGGTGGTAGCACGTTCAGTAGACACGTTAGATATACTCAAAGAAAAGGTTAGACTAGCTACTATTCTTGGTACATTTCAATCCACTCTTACAAACTTTAAGTACTTACGTAAGATATGGAAAGATAATACAGAGGAGGAAAGACTATTAGGAGTTTCCCTAACAGGTATATTAGATTGTCCTACACTCAATAATGTATACTATGAATTAGATGACGTACTTGAACAGCTAAGAGCAGTAGCAGTAGAAACTAACAAGAAGATTGCTAAAGAATTAGGCATACAACAGTCAACTGCTATTACTTGTGTCAAACCTAGTGGTACAGTTAGTCAATTAGTTGACAGTGCATCAGGAATACATGCAAGACATAGTGACTACTACGTTAGAACTGTACGTGGAGATAACAAAGACCCACTAACACAGTTCATGAAACAGAGTGGCATACCATTTGAACCTGACGTTATGAAGCCTGACAGCACAACTGTGTTTAGTTTCCCTATGAAAGCTCCTGATGGTGCAATCACGAGGACAGCTATGACAGCAATAGAGCAGTTAAAGTTTTGGCTAGTCTATCAAAGACATTGGTGTGAACACAAACCATCTGTTACTATATCCGTTAAAGAAGACGAGTGGATGGAAGTAGGAGCATGGGTGTATGAAAACTTTGATGAAGTATCAGGCATATCTTTCTTACCGTTTAGTGAGCATACATACCAACAAGCACCTTATCAAGATATAGATGCTGATAAGTATGCCAAGTTAATGGAGACTATGCCTAAAGCTATTGATTGGAGTAAACTAAAAGACTTTGAAAAAGAAGATACGACTAGTGGTGGAAGAGAGTTAGCTTGCACAGCAGATGCTTGTGAAATGGTTGACTTGGTGTCTAACTGATGGTAGAATCACCTGAAATGTTATGGTGGCAATGGTGGTTAATTACTGCTATTTCCATCAACACCACTATAAACACTATAGTATTCTTTAAAGGTAGAAAACTACATATAAAAGAAATGCTACACCTTAAACCTAAAACAAAAAAGGAGAAGTAAATGGAAAACCTACAGCCTAGCACAGAGAATAGAAAAAAGTTTGACCTAGATTTAGAGTATGGTCAAGTAAGAGAAAAACAAGTAGCTGATATGCTACAAGGTAAAAAGATTGAAGTTAAGAGTGAGAGAGGTATGTGGCAGAAGACAGGTAACATAGCTATAGAGTTTGAAAGTTATGGTAAACCTAGTGGTATAGCAGCTACGGAATCAGACTATTGGTTTCACAATCTATGTGTAGGAGAAGAAACATTCTGCACCTTAGTCTTTGATGTTAAAAGCTTGAAGAAAATTATAGATAAGCTTGACACAAAGAAGTGGGTAGCAGGTGGAGATAACAAAGCAAGTAAAATGTATTTACTTAACCTACAAAAACTATTTTCTTCAGATGTAATTAAAACCTTTAAAGGAGTATAAGTATTATGAAAAAACAAAGAAATCCAAATCTAAGTAAATATGATGCACCTCTAAAAATACAATTTAGTAGGGGTATGAGTGACTTTAAGAGGGGTAAAGTCAATAATCCTTACCCTGTTAATACTATGCAAGAACGTGAATGGCTTAGGGGTTTTAACATCTCATATTTTCATACATTAGAAAAGGTTAAACGCAATGAAACTAGAAGAAGAAGCGAGAAAATACATGCAGGATAAGCTAATAATAACTGAAGTCATAACTCCTGACTTATACGAAAGGTTAGCAGGAGAGACAGCTATCTTCCCAAAAGAAAAAGCCTTAGAGTATTTAGCTCTAGGCTTGACTAGTGAAGCAGGTGAAGTTGCAGGTAAAGTAAAAAAACTTATACGTGATGGAGAAGATAAGGAAGGCTTTGAGTTAAAGAAGATTGCCATATCACACGAGATAGGTGATGTACTTTGGTACTGTGCTATGATGGCTAGAGAGGTTGGTGTTCCATTGAATACTATTATGCAAGAAAACTTGTTAAAGTTGCATAGTAGGAAGGAACGTGGAACATTACATGGTTCAGGAGATGAACGTTAGTTTATTGTATAGAGCCTTTTACATCTTTACCTAAAGCAAGAAATTCTTGGTCTTCTTTACCAAACATTTCTATGTAATACTCAATACCTTTTAGGTAATCTCCTGTAGTCTTGTCATGATTTTTATGTATATACAGGCTTTCACCTTCTTTATATTTGTATCTCTCCGTCACAATATCTCGTTTTTCTGCCGGAAGGGATATGAATATAGCTTTTAATTTCCTGTTTCTATCTACAGGGGTATCATTCATTAAAGGTTGTAATACCTTTACTCTAGACAATGTTCTATATTCATTTATTAAACTTCTTAACTCATATCTTTTTAGTTTATCTGTTTCTAACTTGTTATAATCTTCACTTAATATATAGGGAAGTACATATTTATCCATACTATAACCCATCTCACCTTTTGCTAAATTAGCGAATGGTGCATCTCCTTTTATCTTTCTTGGTGCATACTCACGATAATCAAATCTTAATCTTGCCATTTCATTTTCAACTGCTGTTCTAGTTTCTTGCTCGTTAAAACCTGTTAGCATTTTCATAAACGGATTTACATTATATAATGGTTTATTTCTTGATGGTCTATACACAGGTATATCACCTTCTTCAGGCTCATACTTATTAGGCAATGACCTAGTGGCTTGCTTCAACATGTATTCTACCATATCTACACTAGAATTATCTTGCACAACTCTGTATGCAGGGTCTAATATAGTTCCTGCTATATCCTTTAACATACCTGCTGGAACAAGAGCAGAGTTAAAAAAGTTACCTGCAAACTTAAACATAACTTCGTCTAGTGTCATATCAGAAGGACCACCAACGTCTTTTGAATTTATAATTGAATCAACAGAACTGTCTACTATCCATAAACCTGAACCACCTTTAGCAGAGCCACCTAAGAAAGCATTTATAGCATCTCTAGGTTTACCACTAATACCAACAGCAACTTTGTCATTATCGTGTAATTGAGGTAAATCCATGCCTAAAACACTTCCTTGTTTTTTAGGACCTGTGTGCCTGTACAACCAATCAGCAATCCAAGCAGCTCCCATAAAAGGACCTAATGCTGCTTCCAAGTTATATGTAGAACCACCTATTTTAAATTCGTATGGTCCTGTATTCTCATCACCAAATTTATTACGTATTCCATAAAAAGCTGCTATAGTGGCTAAACCACTTAGTTGCTTTCCTATAGCTTCATCATCTAAGGCTAGTCTAGTACTAAAAGATTCTAGTCCAATATCAACACCACGTACACCCTTTTTACCACCTTTTTTATTTAGTATTCCACCAAAGTTTATTAGTCCTAATATAGGAGCATGTTCGTATTGAAATATGAGTTGATTAACTAAGTATCTAGGGAAGGGAACAATGGAAGAAAAAAGTATATTCTTAGATGCACCAGAAATAAATGAATCAGCAAGTTTATTAAAACCACCTTCTTTACTAGCAAACTTACCTGTTTGATAAGAGAACTCTAATGCTTTTTCCATAGCTTCACCAATAGCTTTAGGGTCAAGCTGACTAAATTTACCTATGGTTTTACCTGCTTTTGCAGGGTCTAAATAACTATCTTCAAAAAATCCTTTTAGTCCACCCTTTATATTATTAGCATACATATATTTATCTATTTCTCTAGAAAATATAGCACGTTTAAATAAATTATCACTCATAGTATTAAGTACGTTAGCCATTCTAGCTACTTTAACAATACCACCTTCTGTACTTACTTCTTCTCCAATATCACCCATTTCTCTAAATAACATTTTGGCTGTGTCGCTGTCAGCAAATCTTTTATCTCTAAACAATAATTCTAAAGCTTCTGTTTCCCAAGACTTTGTACCAAGCCACAAGTCCTTCATATAAGCAGACTGCCCACCTGTTCTCATTTGTGCTAATCCTTTAGCAACAGAACGAGATGCTTCTTTAGCCATATCCCTGTTTGCTAGACCTATTAAACCTTGTCCACCAGCTTTAGTAACATTATATAAACCTGCACCTAGATTATCTAGTGCATAGACATAATTTCTCATATATCCATTAGTTGTATTACGTGCTGTTGTAGCAGTTTGAATTGTCATAAAACCAATACGAGCTTTATTTAATGCAGGTAAACCTAACCATTGACTCATAACATTTCTTACCCTAGAGCCTACAGCTTTTTCACTTTCTTCTAAAGCTTTTTTAGCAGGGGTCATTATATCTGAAAGGTTAATTAATTTTTGGTCAACCTCAGTTAATTCTTTTAATAATTGTTCTTTTTCTTTTTTGGCTAACTTACCTGCTTTACCTAATAATCTACCTGCCTGACTGTACTCTTCCACAAGTAAAGAAGAAAGTTGATTCATGGATAACCCATGTTCATCTAATATTTTAAGTATACCAACATCTGTAATCTTACCATTAGTCAAACCACGTGCTAATCTAGATGTAATTCGTTCTTCTGCTAGTGCATCCTTACCCTTTTTAGTTTTTACTGTTTTTACTATAGGGTCTACTTTTGCTAATATCTTAGATGCGGCAGAAGCAATATTGTCGTGAAACTTTTCTTCTAGTGTAGGTACAAACTTACCTGATATAAATTCTAAGTCTCCTGCCAAACCACCTTCAGGTGTCTTCATCTTCTTACCTTCAGCTATCTTTTCAGGAACAGTATCTAATAAAGACAATTTACGTTTTATCTTTTTAAAATCACCTGCTGTTTTTCTGTTTGTTTTTGTTTTAGTTGTTATGTTTTTGTGTACAGATTCAATAACTTTAGACTCTTTACCTATAGCAACCTGTCTTATCTGTTCTGCTACATTTGAGCTTAAAGTACGTTTAGTTCCAGTTATAGCACCTATAGTTCCACTACCCAATAAACTAAAGGATGTTGCCAAACCAATATTACTTAAACTAACCTCATCTGTAATACCCAATTCTTTTCTAGTTCTTTCTTGTTGAGTAACCGTGTAAGCAGCAAATGTTCCATCAACTGCCATAGCACCTGTCATAGTCTTCCAACCACCTGCTTTAAAACCTTGATAAGCAGAACTAGTTTTAGCAACTAATCTTTTACCAACACCTGCTTTAGCTGTTTCTTTTGCAATATTACCTGCTGATGCCCTTAGACCTTGTTTCTTTAAACTTTCTGTAGCACCTTTTTTTAGTATCTCACGAATACCTAGCTTTATGCCTTGTTGTGCAGCCAATGCACCTGCTTTAGCAGCACCAAAAGAAAACATACCTGCATAAGTTGATGGTGCTGTAAACACACCTTCTACGTAATCACCTGCAGCTTTCCAACCTAACTCACCATCCATAGTATCAAAAGTATTCATAAGTCTATTCATTCTAGCTTTACTTTCTTCATCAGCAGTTTGAGCATAAAATAAATCTTTAGTAGCAGTAACTTCATTTACATTTTGAACACGAAAATGCTCCATATAAGCATCATATATATCTTGTTTAGCTTGTGTTTCATTACTATAATCAAACTCGTAACCTTCTCTATCTTCTAAAAATAAAGCTGCATCCTCGATAAATGATTCATCGTTGATTAAGTTTTCTTCTTTTAAATCTTGCTGGTCTAAGTAGGTATAACTCATTAAATAATACTTCCATATGTAGACAACCAATCTTTGCCAGTATTCTGCTTAAATTGATTTTTTCTATCTTGTTCTGTTACTACATTTTCTTGTGTAAAATATTTCTTCCACATTCTAGCACTAGTGCCTGTAGGTTTATTGGCAAATGTAGTCTTTAATACATTTAAATCCATTTTTACAGTACCTAAAGGGGTAAGTGTATTTGGTGTACTTTGCTTAAAGACTTTATTATTAGTAAGACCTGAATTTGTTGCAGAATTATTTAACTCAGCCATATCAAACTCTATTTTTCCTGTTGCAACTATATAGGGGTTGCCATTGTTTTTATCTTCGTAATCTCTTGTAGCAATCATTTCTTTTGATACTCTCATAACATCAATACCATTTCTTGCTGCCAACTCTATCATAGTATTTGGTTCTATAGGTTTGTCAAAGAAAGTATCTGATATTTCAGAAAATTCATTAGCTAATGTAGCTGGTATAAAACCTCTAGCTGTTTGTTGATTTTCACCTCTACCATTAACGCTTTTTGCCCACATCACTGTATCTTTAAATTTAGTACTAAAGTCACTAGCTATACCTGCATTAACAGCTTTTTTATTAACACTATTCCAAGAACCATCATATTCTAATCTACCACCAATATTTGCATAGGAACTAAGCATAGATTCATACGAGCCTTTTGTTGATTTTTGTTGAGCTACGGTTAATTGTTTATCGCCAATATTGGATATAAGACTTGCTAATCTTTTTTGTTCTGTTATCAAAGCTTCAGGTGCTTCGTCACCTAATTGGTCTGTTCTACCTCTAATTAATTTTAAATCTGCAGCATAGCTTTGCCCTAATTGCAAATCAAATTTATCCACATTAATATCAGAAGCCGCTGATAACTCCCCAAAGTCAGGTTTTAAATTTGATGCACCTGCTAGTGCTCTATCTGCTTTTATTCTGTTAGAAACATACTTTGCTACATTGTCTTCTCCTCTAGCAAATATATTAAGTATACCCATACCAGTACCTTTTAAAGCATCATCATCTAAACTGTCATCTCCAATATTCATAGGTATCGTTATTAAATTAGCTAATTGCTTAGATGAAGGTATTTTATATCCATCAACAGTTTCTCCTAAAGGCATATAAGTATCACCTGCAACTAAACCGTTGCTATTTAATCTTTTGACAATAGAAGGAACTAAAGCTTTAGCACCTGTCCAACTTTCTTTATTAATCAAAGAATGTAAAACTTCCATACCTCTAGTTCCACCATTTACATTTAATTGATTAGCTAAAAATTTAATTTCTTCTTCATTTCCTCTAAAATCTTCATCAAATCTACCACGTTCATTTATTTCTCTATTTATCTTTTTTTCAGATAATCTGCTTACCCTACCATCTAAATCATTCATAGCATCATTAACACCCTTAGTAGTAGACTTTGCTAAACCCTCTAATAAACCCATGCCAAAACTTCTCATTTAATTTCTCCTCGCCATTAAACCTGAAGGCTGTTCTTCTTCCATTATAATTTCTTCAGGCATTTCTGCTTCTGTTTTCATTATATCTTCAGGTAACTCTCCTTCTACTTCGTCACCCTTTTTGTTTTTTATCTCAGCTTTTAATTTCTCAACAGTTCTTTTGGCTAAACTATCTCTATCACTACGAGGTGCATCATCTAAACCTGTCTTGTATTTAATACCTGCTGAATCTCCTATCAACATCATTGTCTCTATTAACACAGGTAATAACAACAAACCTACATCTACAGTATGTTTACCTTCCATAACCCCTGCTAACTGTATTGTATTAGCAATAGTCGTTAAAGGTATGCCCATATCCATAATATCTACAAGTTGGTCAGAGAACTCATCACTCATCATTCTTGATGTGTAATGTTCTACAGCATCCTCTACAGTTGGAAACTGTGCAGGTTGTTGCCAAGGTCTAGCACCAAGTTCATGTGTTAAAGACATCCCCGGAATCGGAGCATCTAGTCTAGGCTGTTTCGCTTCCATTGTTTTTCATTTCCATTCTTTTGTTTCTTATGGTATTGGTATATCTAGCTATTCTATAAGATGGTTGTACGTCATTCTCATTACGATTGTTTTTCATAAAGTTTTTTACAGGAGCTAGTAACCCACTACCCTTTTTTTTAGTTTCAGTAGGTTGCATCTTTATCTGTTGAATCATTTTATACATATTCTTTGCGTGATTAGTTACCATGTTACATTCCAAACCTTAAATAAGCAGTACCTAGTGTACCAATTAAACTTCCAATAGCACTACCTGCACTAGATGAGCTTTGTTCAGCAGCTACTTCTTTTCTAGTTCCTGCATCTATTTGTGCTTCAGCTAGAGTAGTTACTCTGTCAAGTTCATTCTCTGCTGATGTCCATGCCCATTCCATGCTATCAGCATAGTACTGCCATAGATTGTCGTAAGAGTTCTTAGATATATCAAGTAATGCATTAGCATTTAATTCATTAGAACGATTGATAGAAGCAGTATCTGCTGTAGCAATCTGCCTTCTCCACGTAGCATTACTCTGTGATATAACCATTTGATTCTGTGCATTAAATTGGTCACGTTGATTATTTAACTCTGCGTTAAATCTTTCTACAGTATTAGCTTGACCTGCATTAAACTGCCCTTGAGCATTAGCTTGAGTAGCATTAAACTGTGCTGTCTGTGTAGATAAGTTAGCAAAAAATTGGTCTACTTGATTTTGACTAGATGCATTAAATTGTTTAGCAGCATTTGTAGCAGCTTGGTCTGTAAACAAACTTTGTGTTCTTTGCTGTGCCTTAAATAAATCAGTCTGTTGTTGATTTGATAAATTAGCCATATCTAACTGCATAAAGTTCTGTGCATTTTGTACAGCAGACTGTTGTCTATTGTTTAAGTTAGACATATCTAAATTAGCTAATGCTGATGCTTCAGTCATAGTCAAAGCTTGTCTATTTGATAAGTTATTTAAATTCATAGTGTTAGCAGCTCTACTGTTTTCCAAAGCAATAGATTGTTCAGCAGTAAAGTTTTGATTAGCTATATCAGCAATCCTAGCAGAGTTTTGTACTCTTGATTGAAATGCTTGGTCAAACTCCTGCCCTATAAATGTTGCACGTTGTTGTGCCGCAAGCATAGCACGTTGTTGTCTGTTAGATAAATTTTGTGCTTCAAATGATGCTACCGTTTTAGCATCTGCTTGAGCAATAGGAAGTGCTGATTCCAATGCACCTTGTATCATAGCTTGTCCTGCCATTGAAGATGCACCTAAACCTCTAGCAGCCATCTGTGCTTGTACAGCACGTAATGTTCCTGCTGCCCATGCAGGTGGATTACTTGCATCAAAGTTAGCAGTAAGTGTCGCAAGCTGTCCTTGAACAGTAGCTTGATTTGTTGGGGTAGCTGTGGCGGCTTGTATTTGTTCAGCATAAGTAGAAGCAGTCTCTGCATTAGCTACACCTGATATTAGTTCACCTGTTTGTACTTGTCTTTGTACAGGATTCTCTAAAAGAATAGCATTACCTTGAGCAGAAGTTAAACTACCTACGCTTGATGCAGTTTGTTGTGCTGCAAGTATCTGAGAACGAGGGTCTGTTTCATTTGTTTGAGCTGCTTGTAATGTGTCTAAAGAAGTGTTTACTTGCTCTGCAACACCTTGAGCATCTACAATATTTGCTGTAGTAGCAGTAGGCTGTTCAGCCATAGTAGTCTGAGCCATAGCTGTTGGTACAGAAACAGTTCCTGATAATTGACCACTTGTAGGTGCAAGCATTTGTTCTTGAGTTAATTGAGTTCCTACAGGAACAGTTGTTCCACCTGTAGGTAGTGCAGGAGTAATAGCTTGTTGTGAGGATACTTGCCCTATTGTAGAATCTGTTGGCACACTTAACTGTGGAATATTTTGTTGTGGTAATGCACGTGGGTCAGGTTGAGGTGCAGGTTGTGTTTGTATAGGTGCAGGTTGAGGTGCTACAGGCATATTTTGTCCTGTGTAAGCTACAAGAGCCGATGGGTCAGGAGCTGCTTCTCTATTTAAGTATTGTTGTCCTGTAGTAGGATTAATAAAATTAGGTATAACAGCAGCCCCGGGAACACCACCCACTGCCATCTTCTTAACCATACCACCTCTAGCCATCTCTTGTGCCCTACCTTGATACACAATCATCTCTCGTTGCTTATCAGGGTTCTGTTGTAGGTACTGGTCAAACTCTTCCATCCTACCTGCATAGCCCATCTTAGAAGCTATCTTCTGTAATCCCTGTGGCTTAAAGCCTGTAAACATTGCCATATATTATATTCCTATTTCAATACTATTGCGACAATCAAAGCTACTACACCTAATGTACCTGCCATAGACATAGCTTCTAATCGCCACATTCTTTTGTCTAAAGTGCATAGCTTATCATCTACTGCTTGATAACGTATGGCACATTCTTTCTCGTGAGCATCTAACTCTAGTTGTACCTTGAGTTCAGGTCGCAAATCCATCTTCATCTGTTAACTTTCTAATGCTGTGATACGTGCTTCTAATTCTTGTATGGTTTTCACGAGTAAAGGTACTAGTTTGGATTGGTCAATGCCTTGCATAACTGGAATAGTCTTACTAGCAACCCAAGTTGTGTCACTTGCATAGATTGGGTCTACTGTGTTTCCATCTGCATCAGTAGTAGATAGTTTGCCCTCTTCCCAATCTGCTTCAGATATATCTTGAGTTAATACTGTACCATCTGCATTGAGAACAACATTAGTTATATCTTCAGTCGCATCTTTAGTACCAGTAACACACTCAGGAACTACTGCTTGTGCTTCGTGTGCCAAAAACCCATCTACTGTAGTGTCAGCATCTGCAATAAAGTTAAATCTACTTGGCTTGAGTTGCTTCAATCTTGTGGTTGCATCCCAGTCTGTTACTACGTTTTCTTTTAGTCTGTAGTCGGAAGATGTGGCGTAGGCTGTAGCTGAACCATTTGTACTTATTGTGCCAATATTACCATTCCCATTATAGAACAAAATTTGATTTGAGGTTGATGTGGCATTTATTGAAAAACGTCTTTGTGATTGTGTAGAAGCAAGAGATACACCATCAGCACTTCCATCAGGTAATGCTGTGCAACCATAAAAAACAGTTCCTGATGAGGATATTCTCATACGTGCTGAACCATCAGTATAAAATATCATAGCATTAATACTAGCATGAGCATACTCAATAGCACCAACAAATGGAGAAGATGTATTATCAGCAAATTGCATCCTTGCACTATTAGCAGTACCACTAACAATAGTTAAACCATGTTCCCCTGATGTTGTTCCTATAACTAAATCAGAAGCAAGACTTCCAAAATCATTAGGGTTATTATTTCCGATACCAACTTTGTCATTACCACCATCAACAAAAAGCATATTAGCATTGCCATTTGATTCAACACGAAAGTCTACGTCTTTACTTTCTTCGTTAAAAACAATTTCGGCTGGAGTCACATTCATTCTATTACTTAATGCTCCACCAACCATAGTGCTTATATAATAACTACCATCTTCAGAACCATCACTTACATCATTAGCTTGTGATGTTATTTGCACATATCTTACATCTTGAGAGTTATCATTCCGACCTTCATACTCTATAACCCCTAAAATATCGGCATCGGCAGGACTACCAGAGTTTCTATACATTCTAAGATTAGGACCAGCATTAGCATCTGCATCTGTAGATAATAGTGTAAGTTGGTCTGTGTTATCAGCAGTACTTATAGTTGTACCATCTAATATGGTAGCACCTGCTCCTAATAGTTTTGCTGTATCGCTTGCTCTAGTCATATCTTCTCCCTAACCTATAAATGTGTCTGCCTGACACCTGACCATTGGTGGAGACTTCACCCCATTTTGCTAACTCTGCTGCTTTACTCATTTGTTACTCCTTACCCACAATATAAAACGCAAGACACTAATTTTACGTCTGTTGTACTATTACCGATTGTCACTTTACCAATAGTTTTACTTCTTACAATATCGTCTGATTGAACTTTTGCTGTGCCATCACCATTACTTTCTAGCAAGTCACCTTTAGCACAAGCACCAGTCACTCTAATTGAGCCAATGCCCACAGAAGCAATCATTACTTTATCTTGTTTTGAAAATTCTGCTACTACTCCATATACACAAGCATCACCAACAGTATCAGAAATTTTTACTTTTGGGTGGTCTGCTCTTGTTTGCCCAGCTTTTGGATGTGTTTCATCATTACCAAGAGTATCAGACTGTGTGCTTGGATAAGTATCTAATTCATCTATACTGCTAACAACAGTACCAACTGCTGTGTTTGTAGCAATTCCAGAACTTTCATGTTGCCCAGAAAAACCATTATAAGTTACAGTTGCACCACTAATAGTTATTGTTCCTTCTACTGAGTTTGCGTGTCTAATACTTACAACTTCACCATCTGAGCCTTGTCTATTTAAAAAAAGTAAGGCACTAACGTCACTAGTTTGTGTATTTGCTACAGCAAGATGTGCATTATTAGCTCCTAAATGGAAATAAGCACCATTAGCTGTAGAATCAGCTGAAGCTTGACCAAACAATACATTGTCAGCACCAGCATCTACAAGAAGAGCATTAGCATTGCCATTTGATTCAACACGAAAGTCTACGTCTACGCCACCTTCGTTAAAAACAATTCCAGTAGGAAGAAAGTCTGCATTATTAACATAAGTTATTGTACCTCCAGCAGAACCACTTACTGCTGTGTCTATTGTTATACCTGAACCAAAATCTATTTTTGCTGCCGTATTAGTTATGTCGTATGTTTGATTTCCACTACTGTCAACGCTATTACTGTTACTTGCGATAAACCCTTGTCCGTTACTATTATTTATATTGAAGGCTACTTTTTTGTTAGAACCATTGTAACGAGCACTTACTGGAGAATTGACTGTGTTAGTTTGCGTAAAGGCGGCAGTAGCCCCTGTAATAGCTCCAGTGACAGCCAATGTTGAAGCCATATCCACAGCACCATCTATGTCCACGACATCAAGATTAGCTGTGCCATCTACGTCTATGTCTCCAGATATATCAAGAGATGTACCTGTAAGAACACCTGTAACACCAAGAGTACCTGCCATTGTAACATTACCATCAAACGTACCACCATCTGCTTTACTTACAGTGTCAGCTACGGAGAATACATCAAATGCTATTATCTCAACTATGTCATCAGCAGATGCACCTTGAGCTAGTACAATGGCTGTGCCACTAGTAGCTGTGTAATCTTCATCTGCTAGTTTCACACCATTTTGATACACGTCAACGTAATTGCTATCTCTGTACGCTAGAGTAATACCTTCATCCCCTGCACCACTAAAACTAGTTTGGGATGCAGTAGCTGTGTATGTATGTTTTTTTCTTACTCCGTTGGAAGGAGATACTCCTATGTATGCCATATATTTTCCTTAACCTGTAATTTTATCTGCCACACTTATTGGTGCATCAATAACTTCCTCACTCTTCAAAGAAGCAATCAATGAATTAGTGAATGCATTTTGTGCCACAGATACTTGGTCTAATTGAAATCTAAGACTAGCACCTTTAGTCTGTAAGTCTTTTATCTGATTGATTAGATAAGTTTGTTTATCATCTAAATCTTCTTGATTGTATTCTTTACCATCAATGGTTATTACGTTTGACTTTGTTTCCATCTTATTCCCCTGTAAATGTATCTGCTGCACTTATAGCTGAATCAATAACTGTAAAGTCCTCTGAACCCCAATCATCTAATGTCTTCTGATGTTTCAGATAACCAACACTACGAGTAACTCTTTCTTTCTTCTCGTCATGTGTGAGGTCATTCCCATAGTCATCTATAGTTGCATCATTACCTTTGTTATGGGTAGCAATTACAACATTTATTGTATCTGCTCCATCTAAACAAGCCTTATGTGCTTGTGTTATTTCTTCTGCTGTTCTAGTCATTGTTTATCCTTCTAATGTTTTAATTCGTGCTTCAAGTGCATCATTCTTAGCTGATAATTCTTGTACTGCTTTTACAAGTATAGGTACAAACTTGCTGTACTGTAAACCCATCTGCTTGCCATCACTTGATGTAGATACAGTAAGGTTTGTTTTATCTGCAATTTTGTAACCAGATGATTCTTCTAATGCGTTTACTTCTTGTGCCTTAAATCCAACATCTAACCAATCTTCTTTATGTGTGCCATCTGGTGTCTGTGCGTTTAAATCATAGTCATCTGCGTATTTATCACCATATTTTGACCTCTTATCCCATTTATAAGTAACAGGAGCTAATGCCTTAACAAAATCTAAACCTACATCTAAATCAGCAAAGTCTGTTTTATCTCTTTGGTCTGATGCTATAGTCCAATCTACTTGAACGTTACATTTTGAAATATTTTCATCACCTAACACTATTCTGTTACTTACTGTTGTGTAATTACCATCAGGACTTCCTGTTGTTCCTGCATCATTTCCTAAAAGCAAATTATTAGCACCACTTGTTAAATTATTTCCTGCTGAATTCCCCATAGCAGTATTACTATTGCCTGTTACAACACCTGCACCACCTGCAGCAATTCCAATAAAAGTATTAGCTGAACCAGTTTGCATTGCATCACCAGCAAGACTACCAATTATGGTATTGTGAGTTCCTGTTGTTATTGCTCTACCTGCATCATGACCCATTGCTACATTGTAAGAATTAGTTGCACTAGTAAAGTTTTGAACTAACAATGTGTTATAACCAATAGCAGTATTTCTACTACCTTTAGTATCAGCACCTAAAGAATTAATCCCCAGAGCAGTATTGTTGCTCCCCTCAGTCAGAGCATCACCTGCTTGACTACCAATGAGGGTGTTGTTGATGCCTGTTGTTAATGCTGTAGCAGCATTGTATCCAATTGCCACATTATTAGTGTCTGTAGCAGAGGTAAAGTTTTGTGTTGATAAAGCATTTTTACCAATAGCAATTGTCCTACTTCCTAAAGTATCTGTACTTAAAGCACCAACTCCGATTGCTACGTTGTGGTCAGCATCAGTAAGGGCATCCCCAGCAAGGTTGCCCATAAAAACATTGGCAGACCCTGTTGTTATTGATAAACCAGCACTATAACCAACTGCTGTATTATTGGCATCTTGTCCACCTGCGTTATTTTGAGTGAATAATGCTGCTCTACCAATAGCCGTACTTTTTGTACCTGTTGTTTCAGAACTTAATGCGTTGTACCCAATTGCAATATTCTCAATACCTGTTGTTAGTGCATCTCCAGCGTTTGCTCCAATTAAAACTACACCTGTTGCTGTTGTTACTGCATATCCTGAACGATACCCTACTGCAACATTATTCATATCGGCATTGCCTGAAGGATTTTGTACAAGAAGAGCTTCAGTTCCTATTGCAACTGATTGGTCACCAGCTACGTTACCACCTAAAGCGGCATCTCCCACAGCAACATTTGATGTGCCTGTTGTGTTTGCATCTAATGCTGTATAGCCAACAGCCGTATTAACACCTGATGTATTTGCAGTTAAAGCGTGTCTACCAATACCTGTGTTATTACTTCCAGTAGTTGCAGTTCCAGCATTTTCCCCCACAAAGGTGTTATGAGAACCTGTAGTTAGTGCATCACCTGCCGCATATCCAATTAAAGTATTGTTATCCCCTGTACTAATAGCAGTTCCTGCTTCATCTCCTATTGTCACATTGTAATTTCCACCACTTTCTATGGAGTTACCTGCATTGACACCTGCCCTGAAATTAGATGTTCCTGCTGTGGCTGTGATTATGTCACCACTAAATGTACCTGTAGTAGTATCAACAGCAGTTGCTATTATATCAGCAGGTTTTTTTCCTATATATGGCATATTATGTTATCTCCATTATACTCAACGTACCTGAAAGTTTATCTGCTACAGAACAATCAATAGTTATTTGGTCAGTAGTTTCTAACACAACCTTGTTACCTGCCATCAGTTCTAAAGCACCACCCACAGGTATAGGAGCATTTTTTATAACTACACTCGTTCCGTTTGCTGTGTTGTTTGTAACTGCTCTGTTTCCTGTATCACTAACTAAGTTTACTGTAGCTGTAACTTGAGAGGTATGTAGGTTGGAAAGAACCAATCCTAACACGATTGCTGTTACTCCTGAACCTGCTGTATACATCACATAGGGTGTACCTGCTGATGCAGGTTCTGCTGCGAAGTTTACAACTTTAAATGTATTAGCCATTATCTTTTTCCTTTATATAATTATACTCAATATTACTTTATTTGTCAAGTAAAATATGTACTAGCCAAGTGCAATAGCCAAGGCTGTGGCATTATCGTCTGTTACTGCTGTTAGTACACTCACATCCATTCTCTTGAGTGTGCCACCATCACTTACTAATAATTCGTCATCGTTAGCTAAACCTGAAGTTAGTGCAGTCTGTCCTGATATTGTGTTATCATTTAACATAGAACCTTCTACTGCATTTGCAGCAATAGTCACAGCACCTGTGTTAGCTATTGTAACATCACCACTTATAGCAACCTCTTGGAAGCTAGTTCCATCAGCTACAAGTATCTTAGTGGATGTAACATCAGGCATAATTAACTGAGTGCCTATAGTTACAACTCCTGTTGTTGTAATGTTTCTAAAACCTGTGTAGTCTTTGTTTGAATCTAGTATAACTGCCTTAGAAGCTATAGCTGTACCAACTGCTGTTGCACCTAAGTCTAATGCATTTATCTC